GACTTGATCGCCGACACGATCAGGTTGATCACATCCTTGTTATTATCCGCCAACCAAGTGGCAAGGTATTTCAGCAGATAGGTTTTCATGGATTAAAGCGCAGGCTTTTCAGGATTTGCAGGGCGGTATCTTCTTCAGCAGCTTGTCGTTCCAGCTCCGTCTCAGTGCGGGGGATCAGCGGAGTGTATTGGAGCGGTTCAGGTTGGATCGGTCTGGCCGGGGTTTGGATTGGATAGGCTTTGATGATTTGCGCTGCTTCCCGATGTCCCGCGCAGCTAGTCAGACTCACCGAAAAGATTAACGCTGCCCTTAGTAACCATCCGCAGCCCGACCTGCAAAATACCCGCAGCCATAAGCACAAGGTCCGCATGAGCCGCGATCCACGGCGCGAGACCGGGAGCAAAGGAACCAACCGCACCGGCCACGGTAACCAAGACCCCAGCGAAAGCGGTCTTGGATTTGAAGATGGATTTTGAGCTGCTGATTTCATTCATGACAGGAAAGTTCATGGGGTCACCGGCACAGCCTCTTCGACGGGGTTAAGAATCTTCAGCTTCTCCACATCAGCCGCCGTTGTGGTAGCGGCCCGGCTCGTCTCCTCCTTGGCCAGAATGCGGGTCGTGCTTTCCGAAGTGCGGAACATCGAAGTAGCCGCCTCCGCCACCGCCTTCACCCCATAGTAATTTGCAATCTTCCCAGGGATCACCGTCTCATCCTTGCCAGTGTCGTTATAACTTAGCGTCCCCAGCGGCCCGGAATAACTGGCAGTCTCCCCGGCGGACTTCGTAAAGATCGATCCGCCCAGAGAAACCACCGAATCGCCAGAGCTGATCAGAGGCCGCACCGTGCAAGCTGCACACGCCAGCGCCGTGAAAGCGGATAGGGCGGCGATTGCTCGGAGCATGGCGGACCTATCGCTTGTTGTGATCCTTCCCACAAGACTGGATTTCTGTCGGATCAGAAATAAAGGAACATTCGGAACATTAGGCACACTAAGAACTTGCGGCACATTTGGAACCCCATACTTTTCACCTATGGCAAAACTCAGCACCTCCCAAGCTGCCAAGAAACTCAACATCAGCCGCCAGCACGTCGTCCGGCTATGCAAGGCCGGGGTGCTCGCCGGCTCCCGGCTCCACGATAAAAGCTGGTGGCAAGTCGAGCTGCCCAAAAAGGAGGCCGACCCATGAGACTGCTCAACGCCCTGATCAACCTCGGCCTCCAGAGCATCGCCGCCATCCTCGCTATCCTCGCCATCCCGCCTGCCATCATCGCCTCCGTCCTGCTCTTACTAGCCACCACCATCTCCCATCATGCAGACCACATCAAAAGAATTTGATAGCCTCGGGCGCGTTCGCCGGATTACTCAGGGCGGTGCCGGTCCAAAACACTTACCAGATAAAGACAACGCCACAAAATCTGGGTCGTTTGAGGATACACCACCCCCCGATCTTGGCGAGCACGGGCTGTTTTGCTGGCGTTTCGTTGTGCAGCATACCACAAAAATGGGTATCCTTGACATGGCCGACTGGCTTGCCCTTGGAATCTTTTGTCGATCTTACGAGGGTTACATGATCGCCGTGGAGGACATCAACCTGAATGGCCGGGAGTTTATTGATGAGAATGGAAACAGGAAACGGAATACGGCATACGTCACTCGAAATGAAAGAACCAAGGAGGTCGTCAGCTTCGTTTCCAGCTTTGCCTTAAATCCATCATCCCGCGCCAAGTTTGGAGCCAGCGACAAAGAAGAAGATCCGTTTGCTGAAATAACGGCTGCACAGGTTGCAGCAAGTCGGAAGCGTAATTGATATGGCACTCACCCCCAGACAAAAATTGGACAGGAGGAGAGCGGCTGCCAGACGCCAAGCAGAGGCCGCTGAACTCCGTAGACTTAAAAAGAAAATGGATAAGATAGCCAGCGATCCAGAATTGATGGCCGAAAGGGCGCTCAGAAGCAAAGGGTCAAACCTGCGCGCCTACCGGAACCGCCAAGATCATTACGTCGGAAACGGCAACCAGAACTGAATGCCGACTAAGCCTCCACAGCATAGCCTGCCCAAGTTCACCGCGCCGTCGCACTCCCGGCAAGTCTACGATCGCCAAACCAGGCGCATGACGGCCGGCCTTCGGATTGCCTCCGATCTGAGAAACTCCAGCTTCTGGAAGCGCGTCCGCCTGACTTACATTTCAAGGAATCCAATCTGCGAAAACCCCCACGGCTGGCATGGAGAGTTCCCGCCCCCGGCGCAGGAAGTCCACCACAAGCAAAGCCTGCAGGCCGCCCCGCACCTTGCCTACACCCACTCCAATCTGATGGCCCTCTGCGTCAAGTGTCACGCCAAATACAGTCAGGAGGAACGAAATGCGTGAGCTTGCTTTATTCGCAGGCACTGGTGGCGGCATCCTCGGTGGCCACCTCCTCGGTTGGCAGTGCGTCTGCGCCGTGGAGAAAGACCCCTTCGCCAGATTACTCCTCAACCAAAGGCAGATCGATGGACACCTGCCACCATTCCCAATCCATGAAGACGTTATCACATTCGACGGAAACCAATGGCGTGGAAAAGTGGACATTATCAGCGGAGGATTTCCCTGCCAAGACATCAGTGAGGCGGGGCAAATCAACGGGAAGCGCGAAGGGATCGACGGCATCCGCTCCGGCCTTGTGCGGGAAATGCTACGCATCATCGGCGAAGTCAGGCCGCGCTACGTCATCGCGGAAAACTCGCCGCGACTGCGGACCCGTGGCCTCTCTTTTATCCTCTCAGAACTTGCCGGAATGGGGTATGATGCGAGATGGGGAGTTATCGCCGCTTCCGACGCCGGAGGGAATCACAACCGGCCGCGTATGTGGATTGTGGCCAACGATCCTGGCCAGCGATCACCGCTACCGCAGGAAGTCAGCGAACTGGCGCGGCGGGGACATCGTCAGCCGGATGAATGCAGGCCGCGACCGGTTCGGCCTGACTGGTGGAGTGCCGAACCCGGACTGGCTAGAATGGATGATGGGTCTGCCCATCGGGTGGACCGCACCCGGTGCATTGGCAACGGACAGGTTCCAGGCGTGGTGCCGCTTGCATGGCATCACCTCGGCCCTCACTGATTGACCCAATGCCAGCCAAGCGCCACACCGCCCCGGCAGAAGACCCCGCCACCGCCTACGCCCGATCCGTCCTGTCCGGTGAGACTCCCGCAGGGAAACTCGTCAAGCTAGCCTGCCAGCGGCACTTGAATGATCTGGATCGGCAGGGCGGTGATGCCTTCCCCTTTGTCTGGGAGCCACTCAAGGGTGCCATCTTCGCGCAATTCTGCTCACTGCTCCGGCACTACAAAGGCCGATTCAAAAACCAGCCTTTCGAGCTTGCCCCGTTCCAGCTTTTCATCGGTGGCCTGCTGTTTGGGTGGGTGCATAAAGACACAGGACTGAGGCGGTTCCGCACCGCGGTTATCCGTGTGCCTCGGAAGAACGGCAAAACCGCCTTCGCCGCCGCCCTCGCTCTCTTCCTGTTATCCATGGACGGGGAAGCCGGGGCAGAGGTTTACTTCGCCGCCACCAAAAGAGACCAGGCAAAACTCGGCTGGTCAGACGCCTGCCGGTTTCTGAAATACTGCCCACGCTCCATGAAAGCCCGGTTCGTCGAGCGCCAGAATATCCTTGAGTTCCCCAGCGCTGACGGAAAGCTGGTGCCGCTGTCCGGTGATTCCGATACCCAAGACGGACTCAATCCCCACGCCGCCATCTGTGACGAGGTCCACCAATGGACAGACCGCAGCCTATGGGATGCCTTGGAAGACGGCATGGGAGCGCGGGAGCAGCCTGTCATGGTGGACATCTCCACGGCAGGCACAGACACTTCCACGTTCGCTTATGAAACTCACAAGCGCGGTGAAGACATCTTGGATGGCACCCTCGTTGATGAATCCTTCCTAGTCTACATCGCCATGGCAGACCCAGAGGACCTGGCAGACTACGCCAATCCCGCCGTATGGGAAAAAGCAAACCCGGCACTAGGCACCGTCAAAAGTTATGACTACATGGCCCAGCAGATCAAGGTCGTGGAGGCCACCCCCTCCAAGCTAACCACCTTCCTGACCAAGCAGTTGAACATCTGGGCGAATGCCGATGAACGCTGGCTTGATCCCACCGACTGGATCGCTGGGAATCATGCAGGACTGGCGGAAAAACTCCTTGGCCGGAAGTGCCATGGCGCTTTGGATTTGGCCAAGGTCTCCGACTTGTCAGCATTCGCCTTGGTCTTCCGCCCTGATGAGGTATTCGCAGCCACCGGCATCAAAGGCAAGTATGCCCTGCTCGCATGGGCCTGGTGTCCCGGTGATGACATCACCAAGCGCAGCCGGGAGCACCGCGTCCCCTACGATGCATGGGAGAGATCCGGCTGGATCACCAAGACCCCCGGCAACGTGACCGACTTCGGCATCCTCCGGGCCGGCGTGGAATCCCTCTGCCAAAAGTATCAGGTAACCGACATCGCCTTTGACCGCTGGGGATCGCAAGAGACCGTCCAGCATATGCAGGAAGCCGGCCTTGCAGTCTTCGCCTTCGGTCAGGGATTCAAGGATATGTCCCCGCCCACCTCCGAAATGGAGCGCCTCGTAAAAGGCGGGAATCTCCTGCATGAAGACAACCCACTGCTGGCCTGGTGCGCCGGTAATGTGACCTGCGAAATCGATCCTACCGGGGCGATCAAACCCAACAAGAAAAAGTCCCGTGAGAAGATCGACCCCATCGTCTCCGCCGTGATGGCACTAGGTCGCACGCTGGCGGTCGATGCGGTAGTCGCCGCCCCAACCGTCTGGGTAGCCTAGTCAGCCCTCCACCCGATCCGCCTTGGCAAACCGTGCCATCGCCCCTTCCTGCATCAGCAGCTTAGGGGTTTTGACTCCAGCCTCCCACTTTTCGAGGGCTGATTTGCTGATTTCGAGCAGGGCGGCGGCCCCGGCCTGTGTCAGGCCGAGGCGCGCGCGTTCGGAGAGGAGTTTTTGGGGGAAGGTCATTTTAGCCAATGGCGAGCAAATCACTAAGGGTGTTAGAGTCGCAGTCGGGGTGCCCGGCGTGAAGCCCGTGGCACACAGTGGCGTATTCTTCGCCGACCCTGTTTTTTGGCCATTCTCCAGCTTCCTCTAGGACTTTGATTTGCTTGGGGGTAAGGTTGATCGTCCCGCCGCGAGTGTCTTGATAAGTGATAACTTTGTTCATTTTCTTGATTTGGTTGCCTTCGGGCTGATCCCCTCCGGTGTTTGCATTATCGCACCTTTTACGACACAGTCAACACTTATCATCGCACTTTTTACGATTTCTTTTCCGATCAATGATCCAGCATCCGCCGGCCGTGTGGCGGTCTCATATTTGACCTTGGTCTAAAACATCTAGTTCCATTCCATCCAATGCACCGCCATGAAGGCGCACACGGTAAATGACCCCTTTATCACCCCACCGCTCATCGCCACTTTCGAGACCGTGACGGCATATCATCTCGGTTATTCGCGTGAATCTCTGGCCGTATGGAATTTCCCCGCCGTCCCTGCCGTTCGCGAGGTAGAGTGGGTATGAGCTAGCAAAGCAACGGACAGGCTGTCCTGTTACGGCGTCATTCCTTGGCGGTATTGGCTGCGCCGGGGTAGCGTGATGCGCTTCATGGCAATTCCTGCACAGCGTCGTAAGCTCCCAATCCATATACTCCCACGGTTTCTTTCCTCGTCGGTAATGATGATGGTGCACATTCAATTCATTATTGGCATCACCGCACTTAGTGCAAGACCACTTGTCCCGCGCCATGATTTCAAGGCGCATCCGCTGCCATCTAGGGTCTCTCAGTAGTTCAGAATATGGTTTCATAGTTTGTTTTTTTGGTTGGTAAAATCTAATAATCCAACATCCGCTTCACCATCTCCACCATCTCCCACCGATTACAGGTCGTCCGCCGCTCCAGCCTGACAATAATCTGGGCAATCAACCGGAGCAGGCCCGCGTCCGTCATCCCGGCAGCGTGCGCGGCCCGGATCGTTTTGTCGGCGTTGGCTTGGAGGGTGGTCATCCGGCAATTTGAGTTGCTGTCTTTTGCTCATCTGTAAGCTCATTCCAGTCATCAACGGCCCGAAAGAATTTCACCCCTTGGCGGGCGGCTGGGTCTCCGTTATTTTTGATTTTGCATGGCCCCCCGAAAAAAGGATGGAACTCAAAGGTGAATCCCTTGTATCGGTAGACGTTGGCCACACTCACGATCGTATGACATCGCCCAGTATCGTCTCTTAAAAAATGGTCGCTCATGGTTTTGGATTGGTTGGCGTTTACTTGCTTTGCGGATACTCAATCTCCAACAGCAGCCGCAGGCAGTGGATCGCTTTCTCTATGTCCTCCCGGCCATTCTTCTCCCGGTGCCGGGTCACATAGCGGATCACGCTGGATTCGCAGTATGGTAGCCGGTTCCGCTGGCAGTATTCGGCCGGCTGGATGGCGAGGGCTTTGTAGTGCCTGCCGCCGACTTGATCGTCGAGGGCGGTTGGTTGGGTGGGTTCGTTCATGGTCTTGGTTTTGGGCTACTTGCGATAAATCCCTTCAATGCTTTTCTGGTCAGCTTCTCAACGTGTTGCGGATCAAGGCATCGACCGCCGTCAAATGTTGCCCATGTGTGGATGATTTGCAGAGCCGTAATTGCTGCCTCAAACTCCTTTGCGTGAGCGATCCATCCGCCCGATTTTAGAAGCCTGACTTGCTCGGAGAGGAAGCCGGAATGGATTGGCTTTTGTGGTTTTGCCTTCATGGTTTTGGTTGGTGGGTTCATCCCTCAAAAATAACGGAGTGCTGCACCAGCCGCCGCTCGATGGCGTCAGCCGTCCCCTGATCCAC